ACGAAAATTGTACTGGAGATTCCTCTTCAAGTTTTTTAAAATAAAAACATTCGGATAATGTCTTCATTATTATAACCTTCATCTCATCAATTGGAGGAGTTTTATTGGCTCCAGTATCGGGACTATCGGTAACTTCAACTAATTTTGGTTTTCTCACTGGCACCTCTACTGGCGGAGTATCTTGTGATTGAGGCGAATATGACATTGTAACTTGTGATTCTCTACACGCAAATATTGCTGGCGCTGTTATTTTTAATTCGGGTATAACAGGTAAATTTCTATTACCGCAATCTATTCCTTCACTGCTTGTTCCGTGTTCGCCATTATTTCTAATAAAATCAACAATAAACGAACCTTCTCCATTATACCCCAACTCTTTAAATGAAAATTTTATTGGTTTTTCTTGTTTCATTTTGTCTGCAGATGTTACAATTCCATCTCCCCACGTAAATCCTGGGGCATTTATTGATATTTTATTTAATATATCTTTTAGAATACTATCACTTCTTCTATATGAAAGTTTTAAATTATAATCATCTTTATGAACGGCAGATGCTAATGATTCTAATGTAACTGTTATTTCTTTTACCTCATTTTTTAATAACTTTTCTTTTAGCGTTGATAAATAGTCGTTAAATTCATTATATTTGGTTGCTAACGTTGCGAACCCTTCTTCAGCATTTTTATTAACCTCAGTAATCATATTACTAAATTGTGTGTTATCTGGTATTGGGGCGTCATCACGACTTCCTGTTAAAATTCTATAATCTGTGTATCCGCTCAAAGTGATCCATCGACCTGCCCTTTTGTCATTTAACTTACTTAATCCTGTTGTTAACATACCAAGATAATTGGTTTTTGAATTTATATATGAATCATATAATTGTTGATAATTATTACTAGAATATAAACCAGGATCACTACCAGGCACATCATTATTAAATTTTAAATTAATAGAAAATTTTTCTAATGATGAATCATTTGTTGGAACAACAGGATCTGGCATAGGATCAAATATTGGTATATATCTTTTAACTGTCTCAGGATCTTTATTTTGATTTAAATATGCCCTAATTGCCTCAACGTCAACAGGAGTTAATGTTGTATATTTTCTTATTAATCCATAAAAATCAACATCTATACACCCAGCAAAAAACGCATTTATATAGTTATCAGATTCTTCATCTGACATATTTTTAAAATGATTCTTTACCAAGAGATTTAAAATACTTGGATGATCAACAATAACCTTAAATGATACTGTTCCATTTCTAGATGTATTTTGGTATGTATAAACTGGCTCAGGTCTACCTAAAAAAATATTTTCTTCCCATTTGGCACTATTCTGTTCTGTAACTTTTAAATCGTATGGTGGAAACCACATAACTCTACCGCCATTTGGCCCTCTTTCACAATATGGCAGATCATTATATGTAAATCCAGGTCTATTTGATGATTTCCAAGCTAAATTTTCAATTGAAAACATATATTTTTTAGCAAAAAATCCACTACCTCCACTTTCAAGCTTATTTTTTTTATTATTAAAACCACCTTGTGATATGTTTGTTGATCCATCAAATCCCGCGTTTCCATTTGAATTTGGGTATATGTTTAAATTCCATGGCGTTGATAAAATACTACTTTCAAATTTTCTTGAATTTGTGGTTTTTTTCATCGTATCAGAATTATTCATATATGATCTATCTTTTGTCCATACTCGACAATATTCAACCCCGCTCTCTGCTTTTGTAAATTTATCAACATATTTTACTGCAGATCCTCTTGATATCATCATATCTCCTTCTCTAAAGATTCTACTGGTTTGATCTATAACATTAGCGACATGTGAACGAGATGCCCCACCATCGGTAGGCATTGTTTCAAGTATTAATTGAGTTTGTCCTAATATTGAATCTTCTCTAAATGGATAATTGGTTGATAATGTTTCATTAAATAAAGAATTTTCTGAAGAGAATTCGGCATTGTTTTCTCCTAATTTATTTTTCGATTTGGAACTTATCCATGTTAATTTACCGCCAATGCCACCACCTTCTCCAATGTTTTTCTTTCTCTGGAATAATTCGGCCTGTACGGGATCGAATAATAAACTTAAATAATAATTACTTCTAACGGGTCTATCATTGAAATCACCCATTGCATATTTTACATCATTACCCCTATCATCACCAATATAACCTTTTCCTTTTGGAGCTTCCAGTCCCAACATATTTTTAAACCCTTCAGCAAATTGATCAACATAATTAAATAATTTTGACGTATTTTGTGATCTTGCTGTTGTAGTATAATCAGGAGCGTACGTTGAATATGAGAGATTATCAAATAATGTCGATTTCTGTCTTTCTCCCATGTATTCAATGAATAAGTCAGATGGCTTCCTTGTTGTCGTCGGCCTTCTTTGAATTCCAAGCAATTGACCTAATCCCCCTGTTATGTCTTGATATATTCGACCAGCTTCGCTTGTTGCTGTTGGCCTAAAATTAGTAGTAGGATTTTTTGGATCTGATAAATAATCACCAGGAATTTCAACCCACGGAAATTCAACACCTGCAATTGTTTGTAAAAAATCAATTCCCTTGCCAGGTAATGCGCTAGCAACCGTAATTTTTGAGTTACTTTCAATTAATGGCTCTTTTCCTGTTATAATGTTAATTGCGGTTGCGGTGTTTCCTTCTAACGCATCAATTAATCTAACTCTACCAACGGTTGCAGTATATAAATTCTGTTGTAATCTCGCAAAAAATGGGCCTTCAGGATTTTCTTTTATATTCCATGCGGCAAATTTCATTAATTCTGATTCAGTCTCATAATTTGATGTTGTCATAATACTAATAAAACTATGATATTGCCCATTTACAAAATATGGATATAAATCAAGATTAGCCTTCCTTGGAATAGTTTCAATATATTCCGTTACAGAATAATCGTCAGGTTTAAAAACATTTGATGTCTGTGGTTGTAATAGATCTTGTTGTCTATTGGTATCAACGGCGCCAGGATCAATATTTGACATATCACTTGTATTTTGTATTGTATATGTGGCATTAGTAAATGACTGCGGGCCATTTGGAACTGTTAGTGTTTTACCAATAATAAAATCTCTGAATTGTTTAGTTGTATCAAAATCTAGATAACTTGGCATATTATTCTTTTAAATATAAATACAACTTAGATAAAAATATAGATATTGTGTTAAAGAATATTATAACTGTTATCTAGGAAGAACATATTCAAATGATTTAGAGTCAAACGCCTTTGCTGGTTCATTTCTAAACCATCTCGAAAACATATCCGCCCATGGCTGACTTGTTCCAAATCGATGCTCAACAATTACTGGCTGTTTTATATATTCTTCGTATGACATAGGTTTTGAAATCTTTGTTGTTTCTGTTGTCTCTGTCGACTCTGACTTCTTACTAGATTCCTTTGTAATTTCCGCCGATGACATTTGTTTCGCGGGTTTATATTCTCCAGCATTTAATTGAACTATAACAGGGTTAATTTTATTAACATTTCCTTCTTCTTTAGCGGCCATACCATGTTCTCTTCTTATTCTATTACTAGGCGTCTCTGCTTCTGATGGATTTGCGGAGTTAATTCCTCCACTCTGAATATTACCTTGTCTTAGTTTTTCTGCCCATGGTTGTACAATATTATGAATATCTGTCTGATATCCTTCAAGTTTTCCTCCTATGCCGTCTCTTATTGCTTTCATTTCCTTGGCGGCGACATCTTTATCATAACCAATAGCTGTTTCTATTGACTCTCCTAATTCTTTTCCTATTCCAATCCTAATGGTTGCTCTAATAAAAGAAAGATCTCTATCCATATTTTGTAAAAGACTAACCTGTGCTCTTGCATAATCTTCACTTGTCATCTTTTTAAATAGATCTCTTTGTTCTAATAATGTTTTTGCTTGTTCAGCTGTCATAGATTCTAAAGCTACCGCCGTATTATCTACAGAACCAGTTATTTGCTTTCTTAAATCTGGCGGAACTTCAATAACCATTTTACCATCCTTCATTTGAGCTAAGTTAGTTAAAAATTCCCTATCTTTACTATCCATAATAAGTCCTGTGGACATTAAATCAGATGCTGCAGTTGTTCTTTCCATTGCTGCAACTGCTCCCGTTGTTAATTCCTGTAAGCTCATACCAAATTGATCCGCCATTTCCTTGGCCCTTCTAAGATTAGCTCCTGTTACTTCGAAACGCCCCTGTTCTCGATTAAATGTAACCACTGACTTAGCTGCTCCAATTAATGCATCTTGTAATCCTTCAACATTATTAGTTGCCATATACATTAACTTAATTGGATCATTTAAATCTCCGAACGCCCCGCCTATCATCTGTAAATTTGCTACAACACCTAAAGCTTGTTCTGGCGACCACACTTTTTCGGCAAAATCAAATACATTTTTCATTTCCATCCTAAATTCAACCGATTTTTGAACCATACTATTTAAACCAGCCATTCCATTTTTAAACCCATATGAATTAATGTATTTTAAATTTTCATCAATCATTTTTGTTGTCGTCTTAGCGCTTAATCCCACTTCTAACGCACTATGTCCAGCTTTGTCAATCTCTCTTGACATATCACTAACCCCTAGCCCGATTTTTTCAAAATCTTTTCCCATCGCTCCTAATGCCGACATATTCTCAGTAAAAACGCTAGCAAGTTCCATTTGTTTAATTGTACCTTCACCAAGTAATTTAAATTTCCCAGACTCTCCGACTAACCCAGTAACAGAATCTCTTAATTCTTCAAAACTAATTCCTAATGATACTGCAGCTGGTGACGCTGCTATAATTTCTTCTCGGAAACCTTTTGATAACTTACCAACCATTCCCGTATTTTTACTCATGCTCTCTAAAAGATCATTTTGTTGTTGTAAATGTAATTCAATTTCATCAACAAGAATTTTACCAACTTCAATAATAGAATTCTTCCAACCTCTAAATTTACCTGAAGAATCAAAAAATGTACTAAGTCCCTTTTCAAGACTTCGAAATTCGCCAGCATCACCAGCTTCACCTCTAATTTGAGTATTTAATAATCTATCAACTATTCCAGTACCCCTAGTTGAGCTACCATATTGATTACCTCCTCTATCAGATGCGGTTCTATCGGTTAATCCTTTATTAAATTTACCCTCATTCTTGGCCGCATTATAATATTTTTCTGCATTTGATCTGCTTATATGTTCTCCTCCTGTTATATTTTTAAGAGCATCCCATAGATCATCTACACTTGTAGATGCTCCTGCTATTCCAAATATTTGATTGGGATCAAGTGCCATACTAATAAATACATTATTTTTCGTTTTCTAATTCCTGTATATATCCAATAAAGTATCGTCTTAAATATATGGGCATAGAAATGATATCAGAATATGAAAATTTTCTGTTGATTAAAAATAATATTTCATCTAGTTGTCTCTTTTTATAGTCCGTAGAAAGGTCGAAAAAATTCCGCCCCAAATCCAACTTCAACTTGGATATCTTCCTCTGAGGGGGTTTTTACTGTTTGAACTAAATCTAATTTGGGTCTATGATCGTTAGCATATTTTTTAAAATCATGTGAATCTGATATCGGCATTTTACTTTCAATAAAATTATGTATTCCCATAAGGTCTCTATTTCCATTAATAGATTTTATCATCATTTCAAGCCGTTTTGTAATTATAGGAGCAACACCCTCTCCATTCCAACTAGTCTTTATTTTTTCAATCTCATCTTCTTGTTTTTGCGTTAAAAATTTAAATGTAATATTAATTCCACTTTTTTTCAAAAAAAATGGATATTCACCATTTGAATCTTCAACTAATGTGAAATCTTCCATTTTTACTACAGATAAATCTAAAACAATTGAAAATTTTTCATTTGTTTTTGGATCAATTAATGTCATATTATATTCTGATCCAAATGCGGTATTTCTTAAAAATATTAATATTGCCCGTTTATCTTCTTCGACAATGTCCTCAAATAATAAATCCTTATCTAATATTTTTCTTTTTAATAATTCAGCAACAACACCACTAGACGCTATTAAATTTGGTGACGATAAAATATTTTCATCTGCAGCAGTTAAATACGCCACTCTAACAGATTTTTTCTTATTGGCATAATATATACCTCTACTTGGTAATTCAACAACATCGTATGCAATTGTTGGATCGATTTTAAACTCTTCCATGTCTTTTTATTTTATTATAAGTATTATACGTAAAAATTTTATTATAATATATAGAACTACAATAATTTTAATTTTAAATCAGATATCACCCATTCTGGTCTTTCATTAATATCTTTTTCCCAATATCGTAATAATTCTATATTATGATTTTTACACCACGTATTTTTTCTTTTATCATTAATAATATTCTTTTTTTGCATAGGATATTTTGGAATTTTATGAATTGTATTTGGATTACAATGATAATAGTCACCATCAACTTCAATCATGATTTTTTTAATTGGCACATAAAAATCGAAAAATGTTTTAATATTAACAATTAAATGATTATGAAAAAAATCTACATCTTTTATTAATCCAAGTGATTCTAAAAAATTAGAAATTTTATTTCTAATTTAGACGTTTTTATTTTTGAGTTATTTTTCATCCAAACGAGTCTAGTTTCTGACATTTTCTTTAATAATTCGGGATTTTTTTAATCTTTCTATTTGCGTAATAGATGATTTCCGTTTACTCTCTTCTGTTTTTGGAACTCCAGTTAAACTATTTGATATTTTTCTACCTCTTTCTTTATCATTTCTTAATTTATCTTTTATCCCTTCTATTTTTTGACGAGTTTCTTCATCATCTTTCTCCCACCATCCTACATATTTTCCAGCTTTCCAATTCTTTTTTTGAGTTTCAATTGCTTTTTGATGAGTTTCTGGATTTTTTTGAAAATTATTTTTACCTGGAACTCTATTATGGTGTGATCGTATAAACCTACTAAATCCCTTTCCAATTGATATAAATGGAGCATCATCCCCACATCCACATTGACACTTTGGATTAACTCCATTCAAAATATATTTAATATAAACCGATTTAGAACTTAACCCGTGTTTTAATGATGAATGCCTTAACAATCTTAAAAGAGTAATAAATTCTTTCTGACAAATACTACAAATAAAAATTTCCATATGATTATGTTTTAAATAAATATATGGAAATTAATTTATAAAGTAAATGGATAGATGTATTTTAGTTCTATTTTTATTATAACTATCTGATTATCAGAAAACTAATACACAAGTATACAACGATCCATACGAAGAGAAACATTAATATCGGCTAGTTTATCATCAACATAGTCCAAACTTCCGAAGTCCAAACTTGTAAGGAATGTGCCTTGAAGAATCCATTTTTCAACCACAACTCCCGTTGGATCAAGCATTTCCAGTTCAATGTCCTTTTTATATCCTGCAGCATACCCCATTCTCCCTGTAACAGATTCAGCGTGTAATCTAAACCATTCCATTAAAGCCTGAGAAGCTGAAGGTCCAATCGGGTCTTTAAACGTTACTTTAAGTTCTTCCCAAACGAATCTGCCAGCAACATATGTTGATGTATTCAGAAAAGCAATTTCTGTTGAGGCTATTTTAGCATTCGGCCTAGCCGCGGTTGTTACATACCATTCATTTATTCCTAAACTTGATGGAAATCTTAGTATAAATCGGTTTTTTCGCTTTGGCTCGTATGGTACGGGCATTTTCATGAGTAAATCAGCCATATTGTCTTATTATTAATTTGTTTATTATTACTATTATAAATATACTAATATTGGAAAAATACTTTTTATTTGACTTTGTCAAAAATTTTTTGTAAATTTCACAATAGGTCCAAATTTGGTCCTCTTAATATTATTATAAATATTAGAATATTCAATTACTATCATCATAGTAGTGAAAAATTTTAAAAAGTAAAAAAATATTTTAATTAATTTGACTTTTTGGAAAAAATTTTGTATATTTATGGGCCCCTCCAGTTCCAGAATAAGCGGTCCATCAAGAAAAGGTCCAGTTTTATAATACCAGTATAACTGGTCCATTATATTAATAAATCCAAAAAATAAAAAATTGCCAGAATATATACTAGTATAATACTGGGAGAACTCCCAACTTGAAGTAAATTATAACTGCATTTCAAATTTCATTGTACCACAATCCCAAATTCTATCAAATCCTCTTTCTTGCATAATTTCCCATTCTGTTTTTTCTTTAGAAAATCCTTCTTTTACAAGTTTATCTTTTCTAAATGTGAATCTATGAAATCTGTGAAGAAAATCTTTCGTATTTACATACCAGTAATTAGGATCAGATTGATGAATGAATTTAAATCCGCATTTATAATATATTGTGTTTTCTGGAATAATGCCTGACCATCTAGAATCAGCATATGTAATAATTTTAGATGGTTGAAAGAACTGTGGAAATAAAAAACTTGGAAGAAATCTCTTCCAAGTTTTTAAAATTTTTAATTAAATTAAATCAATTAAATGTTTTCAAATGACGCTCCAGTTGGGGTAATTATGAATTCTATGTCTATAAATTCAAGGGAACGTGTGGGTTTAATATATATCTTCCCCCTAAGAGTATTCTGATCAATATCTTCAGGATCGTTTGAAACTACCAGACGGAAATCGTACAATCCTCTTTCTTTTTTGATTGCTTCGAGGATCGGATTAACCAATCTTGTGAATTCATTTCTTACCTGTTCGTCATTTTGTTCGAAAAGTAACCTAACAGCAACCGCTGAAATAAGTTTCCTTGCTCTCAAGAGTAATCTTCTAACATTGATTCTATCCAACGCCGATTCTTTAACCTGAAGAGTTTTATTTCCCCAAATTATAGGACCAGTATCAGAGAATGTTGCAATTGGGTTAATTCTCATCTTATAAAGATCATCCCTTTCATCAAGGGTTAATTTTTTAACTGCTTTGATAGCGTTTACAATTCCCCTTGAATATCCAGCTACAGCAAACCAAGGATAAGATACATTATCAGTTAATGCAATGTTTCTACAAACTTCCCCTGTTGCAGGAATAAATAATTGTGTCGAATTATCATTATCTCTAATTTGCACCCATGGCCAGTATACGGCTGAATAGTTAGAATCCAATCCGACTGTGTCCATCATATTAACAATATCATCGACTGTATTAACATTTGGAGACGCGATAATATAAAGTGAATCAGCTCTTTCGGTTTCAACCATATCAATTGCTTGTAAAGTTAATGAAAAATGATCATAAAAATTAAGTCCTGGAGTTGCAAATACATTAATGTCAACAGCTTCAGGATTTGCAAACGTATCAATACCTGCGATGTATGAGTAGTAGTCAGAATTTCCAACAGTATGACTAAATACTCCGTTATTACTGTCCCAGTTATTAACATAAGTTGTTTTACCATAGATATATCGATCATCATTGGTTCTTACATCCCTGTAAATATCCCAACCATCAAAACCACCACATACGGCAAATGTAAATTTACGATATGCTATGTCGTTAAGCATTTCTTTGTCTGTTCCTTCTAAATCATAAGGAGTACAATCATACTGAAATCCCGTGATTGTAACTCCAGTTATTGTTGCTGCATTTTTTGATAAATGGAATCCAGTTGATGTTGTGCCAGCAGCTTTGCCTTTGTATTTAAATAAATCGTTATCAAATCCCATTTGTGATGAAAGGCCCAAAGATACTTTTTTAACTTTATCAGTAGGTAAATCATCTGGTTCTCCATTGGTATATGTAACGATATCGCCAGCAGTATAATAATATGTTTTATACATAACATTACCTAATACTGAACTTGAAAGTGTATCAGCAACAAATCCTTTAAATCCTGCAGGAACGGCATCTGTTGGATGTTCTTCGTTCATCACCAACATAATATATTTTGACTTCAATTCATATTTGGTATCAGATGTACCAATTTTTAAAGCCACATATCCTGGCAATTCGGGATTCATTGTACATCTACTATATTTTTCAAGAACAGTTTGATTATCATCTGAATCGTTAAAATCACGAACTAATACATCAAATTCCCCATTTTCAAGGTTTATATTTGAAATGGTAACTTTAATCTGATAATTTGCTGAGTCTCCGTCTGGAATTGTGAGAACCTGAAATAATTCATCTACTTTTCCACCACGTACTTCAGAAACAACCATTGGAGATGCTGGGGTATCCCATCCAGTCATAAAATCTTCGCCAACAGAATGTGTTATTACTGTTGTACTTATACCTCTTATTAATCCACGATCAGCAAAAGCGGTAATCAAATTTGGATATGATTCATAAACATATAACGGATAATCATTATAATTTTTGTCATAAACATCAGATCCCAATACTTTTGAAACATATTTGGTCGATGTTATATCTAAGGAGCACGTAAATGTTTTTGTTCCACCACCAGTTGCAAAAATAGTAACAGTAAAATCACTTAATGGATCAGATTCAAGAGTGCTAGATGATATTGTAAGGCCGCTTGCAGATAATATTAATGATGAAACTGTTTCATAATGACCCCTTGGTCTCAGAGCAGCAACTACTAAATCACCGTAATTATTAGAAGTGGCGGTATCATAATTATATAGATATACAGTAAATAGTCCACTCGCATATACAAAAAGGTAGGCATATAATCCATCTACAATTCCAGGTGTTGTTTCATGATAATAAACATTTGACCAAGGAGGACCAGTGGTATCACCAATTGGACCCACAATTTCATTATCAGTTAATCCAGTTAGAGCGGCATTAGGTACTAATCCTATTGTAAACCAATCTCCTTCAGCATATGTAGCATGATGTTCTATCCAATCAACTACGCTATCTCCAGTTGTTGCGGTTTTTCCCGTTAAATCAGCATACCACGTTAAATTTGATATGTTTGTTGCAGTAAGACTATCATAAGATGACTCACTAGGAGGAGATGCAGAATCATATGTAATTCCTGCTAATGTTTTAATACCAAATGTTGTTACTGGTTTATACCCTGTTAACCCAAGTACCCTTGTTACAAATAATTGGTTTGATTCCTGTAAATAGGACTTAGCGACATACGGAAGTTCATATTTAGGATTACCGTTACCGTCTTTTTGTGGAGATGTAGGTCCGAAATATGTTTTAAACTCGTCAAAATTTGTTATTAATATAGGTTCGAAAGCTGGTCCTTTAAGGGTTTCGCCAACCAATCCTAATGTAGTTACACCAACACTTTGTGCAACAAATGTTAAATCTTTCTCAGATGTATATACACCTGCAGAAACGAATACTCTGTTTGAATTTCCCATTGATTATTAATTGTTATGTTAATTATTTATTTTATTATTGTTATTTATCATAAATATCTTTGTTTTGACCAAAGATTTATGAATAAAAAATTTAAAAGATAGTATTTTATCTATTTTTCCTATTATTTATCTTTTAGTATGTAATCCAAGAGTAAAAATATCAAAATCAGTGAGAAGCATCACGAAATATTAAAATCTTATTGTAATAAAAACGGATTAAAAATATATCGAGTTGTGGAAAAATGGATTGATGAATTTACCAAACTTAAAAAGAAAGACATATACGGAGAGGCATAAATTATCTCAAATATGTAATAATAATTGAATCTTGATCCATTAATTGATGAAGAGGATCGATTAATGTTACCATGCTGTCATTAACAGTATAACCGACATTTTCTTCTTGAACAAGACCATTGGCGGTGACATAAATAACACTATATATTACATCCCCAACATCAAATGTATAGTCACCTTCATTATATATAAAATTCTTATATTCAAAAAATAAAAGATTACCATATGCATCCTGAAAAACATTACTTCTGCCAGCGTAGTAAGATATCATTACCTTTGAGCCAGGGAGAGGAGCCTCTACTAAAGTAATTCTTGATGTTTGTCCCAACCAAAAATAATCAATATCGGGTCTCTGTACCTGTCCATTAACTGACACTAAAAACAATTGAGTAATTTTTTCACCAACGCTAAATACTGTTTGTATACCGTCAGCTATAATTACAACGGTTTTAATATCAATAGTTGAATTAATAAATTTCTTTTCGTAATTTTTTGTGTTAATAAATTCATGTAATAAAAATAATCTACTTATCGCTGGTTTAACTTCAAATTCTTCTGTATCAATTAAAAATCCCAACATAGTAAAATCATATGTTTGTACATAAAATCTACGATTTTCTAATGCGTCAATTGGCGAACTATCGCTAATTTTTTCCATAACGATTGGAATATAATGTCCCTTTACACTTGTATACGCTTGTCTGGACGCAAATTTTTGTAATACTATTTTATTAAATTTATTTAAATCCCTAAATTTATGACAAACAATTGTTACCTCAAAACTAATGTCAATAGCAACTGGTTGTGGCATTTTGTAGATATCTGCACCCATTTGTGTGCCATTCCATGTTGGAACTGTGGCATAGTGAAATGTTCTTCTATCTGGAATAGTTCGTTGGATAACAGGATTTGTTCCGGGCTGAACATCTGGCCTTCTTATAACCCCAATAAATGGAATCTTCATATTTCCATCTTCATCGGCAAATGTCCAGTTATTGGCAATCTCACTCCATCTTTGTACTGTTAAGATTTTCGGTATAATTGGAATTTGAATACCGTCAGAAATGACCTTTAGATTCGTTTTAACGAACTCTAACATTCCCATATCCAAATCGTCGTGCAGGACGGAATCTGGCATATAAGTGTCAGATTTGGTTATCCTGTCCAATAATTCTTGTCTTCTATCCAATATTTCCTTTTCTGTATAAACAGATATGTTATTTTTTCTAGGATATGTCATTTAAATGCCTCTAAATTCATTTTCTTGCGTTGGTACGCATATTATTGTTCTATAAGATGGTTTATATCCAAAATGATGATGTTTATTATCCGCAGTAACTTTACCATCATTTGAGACAGTATAATATCTTATTCTACTTTCACTATCAGGATACCCAATATAATCACCAAATCTTATATCAATTTTTAAATCTTCCAATTGTTTAATATAAACAGATACCGTCATATTACCAGGCTCGAGATATCTCAAAAGTCCTGTTTTATATGATTTGTTTTCAGCTTCAACAATTCTCACCAATCCATTAAATTCAACAGGTGGTAACACCCTGATACTGTCTTTTCCAGATTCACCATATACATCGTCGGTATCGGTTTTTGTTCTATCAACTCGATATAGCACAAGTGTCATATTTAAGTCGCCATGTAAATATTCTTGACCCATAGTTATATGTAAATCAAAATCATCCTCAGAAAAAAATTTCGAAAGTCTAGTTATTGGGAGTTTTGGATCACTCATTATCAAATTCTATATGTCTATAAATACTTTATTTTTTCAAACTAATTATTTATATTGAATATATGGAAACAAAGATTCCCGAAATAGAGGCGAGAAACATCCTATCAACATACGAAGGAGCTAACAATCAGTTGATAGAATGGAGAACCAGATTTTTAAATAATAAAAGTTTCAAATTAACACGCCCACAAGCTGATTATGTATTAAAATACAATCAAATAACTCCAAAAGTTGCTAGAAAGTATATTAATATAACACCATCCTTCGGACAAAAGTTAAAAGAAGAAAGATTACTTACAAAACCCG